GGGGGGGGCGAACATTGAAATATACCCGATAGGGATAGATATTGAAAAAAAGAATAATCACTTTATAAATCTAAACCTTGCTGATTATAGCAGACTTTTTGGAAATAATGCCCTTTTTGAAACACTTGACAAGTTGCCAAAACCTGACTTGATTATAGCAAGCCCGCCTTGTGAAAGTTGGAGTGTTGCTAGCGCTATGGATAGAGGTAATGCTTGTTGGAAACAAGAGCAAGGGGATGGATTGTTTGAACCTCAAATACCTCTTTCAAAGTTTACTATAAGATATGCTAGTGATTTTGAAAATTATCAATTTCATCCAGATAAACAACTTATGAAACGGATCAATGGAGAGTTGTGTGCTTTCAACACAGTTGAAATCATAAAACGATATAAGCCAAAATTTTGGATAATTGAAAATCCTGCTTATGGTAGATTGTGGGAATATATCGAGGTTGTACTAGGCTTTAAGTTGCCTTATGAAAACCATACAAGATATAACAATTATGATTATCCTATAAGCAAACCTACACGGTTTAGTGGGAACATTGATTTGAAATTAAAAAACGAGAAAATACCGAATGAATTGGATTTTAAAAGAGAGTTTTCAGGTTCGTATAATGAGAGGTCAAACATCCCACAAAAGCTAGTAGTAGAGATTTTCTCTAAAGTTTATAATGAATTTTTAAAGGAAAATAGCTAAATGAAATTAACTCTAAACATTGAGCCTAAGCCACAATCACGGCCAAGATTTACACGGCAAGGGAGAGCTTATGATGACCCTAAAATGACAGCATGTCAGGAATTGTATTCAAAGATGATGGTCAGATAGCTTTGCATGATGTAGGCAAATTTTACAGCCTAAATCCAAGAATAGAGGTAGAAATTGAGGTCATGAAATGGAAAACTTGATAGATATAATCAGAGATATGAAATTCTCATTTTTAGAAGTCTTGATAATTGCTATCCTATCACTTGCTGGTGGAGTTTTTGTCCACAAAACACAGCAAACACAGCTTACAAAAGCTCCCATAATCATCTATAAGGTGGACAATGCAGGCGCTGAAATTGATGGCAAGATAGTAGACAAGGAAATCATTGAGGGGCGCCATACGGTCACTGTGGCCTCTTACGGAAAATTTCTAGTAAGTAAATCTCAATATGAGAGCCTGAAAGTAGGCGATGACATGCCTGAGTATTTGAAGAAATGAGGCAAACATGAGAATTAAAACAAAAGACGATACCATTATTCATGTAAACAAGACTCAACGTAGTATCACGATTGAGGGAGTTGAATACAGTGGAGCGTGCCGTGCACTGGTATCTGATAACAAAGACGGCACAGGCACAATCACGCTTGTCTTTGATGGTAAGATTATTTAGAGGAGGTAACGGAATGATACCAAGATTTAGAGCGTATGACAGTGGCTCGTTAAGTCATATGTACCAACCAGACGAAGTGATGGTCTGTGATGGAAAAATTTGGATACAGGATGAAGATTCTGAGGCTAACGAATGGATTGTAAATAATGACCTTAACCTCATGCAGTCAACAGGACTTAAAGATGAACTTGATGAGGAGATTTTTGAAGGAGATATTATTCTTTGGACGTATTGGGACGAATTTGAAGATAGTGGAAGAGCAAAGATTATCTTTGATAAAGGTATGTTTAAATTGTTAGATATACGCACAGAAAAAGAAGTCTGGGATAATCTATTTGACTGTATTGAGAATTGTAATGTGTACCTCCAAGGCAATATTTACGAAAATCCGGAACTTTTGGAGGTTGAAGAATGAGACCTAAAAAATATCCGTATTCAGGAACTGTAAAAGCAAAGAAAACAACTAAAGAAGATAAGCTAGAGCTTGTAGTCTTTCCTAACATATCCCTTAGAAAAGAAATGCTCAAGCATATCTACACGGTTACTAGGTATCATGACGGCTGTACAATCATTTATTTCAAAGTCCCAAAACTTTTTGGACTTGGATATGATGAGGAAAGAGTAAGGGTCGCTCTGAGATACGAGGATACTTTAAAAATTTTGAATGATGTCATGTAAAAGGAGTAATGAGAGTGGATAGAGCAACAGAGCTCTTAAAAGAGCTACAGCATTTAGACTTAGATATTCAAAGCCGTATAGATGAAATCAATGAGCTTGAGGCTGGTCTACTCTCAAGCCCTAAATGGACAGATGTCAAAGTCCAAAGTGGCAAAGTCAGAAAGATTGATGATGTCTATACTCAACTAATCACAATGAAAGATGAGATTGAAAAAGATACTAAAGTCATCATAGATAGAAAGCTAGAACTAAGTAGACTCATCAACAGGTTATCAGACCCTAAACATCGGACAATCCTGAGGATGACTTATATCAATAAGATGTATGTGGATGATGTATGTGATAGCATGGGAGGCATAAGCTCTCCTACCTACTACAGGCTAAAAAAGCAAGCTATCAAAGAACTTAACATCATACTTAGTGGATTGATAGAAGATGATAGTAATGGTACAAGCATGATAACAAAAATCTGATAAAATGATAGTATCAAATGCTGAGGCAGATGAGACTCCTTATGAATTGAGGCGCAAGCCTCTTTGAGGTAGTGATACAGATGACAGTCTCTTTCTCTAAAATGCTGTTGTTCCTTTGGGGGCTGTCCCTGGTTCGAGTCCAGGCACTACCATTTTTAAAAGCTACACAAAAATAAATAAGTAAAGGTAAGAATATAGTATTGGTTCTAATTGAGGTTAGTAGCTCCTCAGATTAAGTCACTCTCTGAGTGGCTTTTTTATTTTTCAAAACAAATAAACAGCAGGAGGTTTAGGCTTGGGTAGAGCAAGAGACCCCAACCGAGACAAAGCATTTGAAATCTATTCAGAGAACAATGGAAACATTGAACTGATTGAGATTGCTGAGCGTTTGGGTGTTTCAGCTGGCACTGTCCGAGGTTGGAAAAGTAAAGACAAATGGGAACCTAAAATAAAAGGAACGTTCCAAAAGAAAAATAAGGAACGCTCCAAAAAACCAAGAGGCGCTCCCAAAGGTAGTAAAAACGCTCTAGGGCATGGTGCTCCTAAAGGGAATACCAACGCTGTCAAACATGGTTTGTTTGCTAGGTATCTTCCTCAAGAGGTATATGAGATAGCGCAAGAGCTTTCAGAAAAACAACCTATAGACATCCTTTGGGAAAATATCACACTGACCTATGCTAATCTTTTGCATGCTCAGCGTATTCTGTATGTGCAGGATGTTGAGGATACTACAAGCATACTTATAGCTACCACGGCAAAAGGTGGAGCAAGCTATGAAATTCATACATCATGGGATAAGCAAGGAAAGGCCTTAGCTGCAATAGCAAGAATTCAGACTGAGCTTAGAGGCATGATTAAGACTTATGACGAGCTTACACGCTCTCCACTTGTTACAGAGGAGCAACGCCTTAGAATTGAAAACCTCAAAGCGCAACTAGGCTCAGATGATGAGGATGATACAGTCATAACTGGATTTACATTTGATAGGAGTGAGTACGATGGTAACACTAAACCTAGCCAAACTGATTAACCCAGTATTTGATGATGTCCTATACACTGATAAGAGCCATGTAGTGCTCAAAGGTGGCCGTGCCTCTACTAAGTCATCAGTGGTCTCTATTGACCTTGTCAATGACTTTATCAATGACCCTATGGGTAATGTGGTAGTCTTGCGCAAAGTAGGTAAGTACTTGAGAATGTCAGTATATGAGCAGATAAGGTGGGCTATCTATGAGATGGGTCTAGCTAATCAGTTCAAGTTTGGGAAATCTCCCTTACAGATAACTCATATCAAGACAGGTACAGCCTTTTATTTCTACGGTGTAGATGACCCCATGAAACTTAAGTCACAGAAAATAGCTAAAGGCTATGTAATGGCCGTATGGTTTGAGGAGCTTGCTGAGTTTGCAGGCCGTGAGGATATTGACATAGTTGAGGATACTTTCATCCGTCAAGAACTCCCAAACGGTAAAGAGGTCAAGGTCTATTTCACTTATAACCCTCCACGCAATCCTTATGATTGGATCAATGAGTGGGTGGCAGAGAAATCAAGTGACCCTACCTACATGATACATCATAGCACCTACCTTGATGATAGACTAGGCTTTTTGTCTAGGCAGATGATTGAGAAGATAGAGCGCTACAAAGAGACTGACCCTGACTATTACAGGTGGATGTATCTAGGAGAGGTCATCGGACTTGGTAATCATGTTTATAACATGAGCTATTTTAAACCACTACAGAGCCTCCCTGAGGATGATAAGCTGATAGGCATATCATTTGCCATGGATACAGGACACCAGCAATCAGCAACAACCTGCGGAGCCTATGGACTCACTGCAAAGGGTAAGGTCATCCTATTAGACACTTTCTACTACAGCCCAGCTGGCAAGACCATCAAGAAAGCCCCTAGTGAGCTATCTGTGATGATACATGATTTTATAGATAGCGTCATGAAACGGTACAGAGTACCTAAACTCAAGATGACTATTGATAGTGCTGAGGGGGCTTTGCGTAACCAATATTTCAGAGATTATGGGGAGCGATGGCACCCAGTGGCCAAAAAGAAAAATCAGACTATGATAGACATGGTCATCAGCTTACTAGCTGAGGGGCGTTTCTACTACCTTGACACAGAAAATAACAAGGTATTCATTGAGGAGCATAAGATGTACCGATATGATGACAAGACCATCAATACAGATGACCCTAAAGTCATCAAAGAAGATGACCACACAGTAGATGGTTTTAAGTATTTTGTCTTAGACAACGCTAGAGAGCTGAGACTAAAAGCCTAAAGGAGCTAACAATGGGACTAGTCCAAACGATAAAAGATATTTTTACAAGGAGTAAGTATGCGATGACAGCGCAAAATTTAACTAATATCACTGACCATCCGAAGATAGCAGTGTCATCCACAGAGTATGAGCGGATCAGAGAGAATGTCAGATATTTCTCAGGCCGTTATCCACAGGTAGAATACCTGGACAGCAACGGTACCAAAAATAAAAGAGATTTCAATCATTTGCCTGTAGGGCGTACCGCTGCCAAGAAAATTGCAAGCCTGGTATTTAATGAACAGGCTGAAATCAAGCTAGATGATGAACAAGCTGACAAGTTTATCAAGTCTCAGCTACAAAATGATAGATTTACAAAGAACTTTGAGCGCTACCTTGAGAGCTGTCTTGCCCTTGGGGGTCTTGCTATGAGGCCTTATGTAGATGATGACCGTGTCCGAGTGTCATTCATTCAAGCACCTGTCTTTTTGCCACTGCAAAGCAACACTCAGGATGTATCTAGTGCAGCAATCGTGACTAAGACCATCAAAGCTGAGGGAAACAAGCAAAGATACTACACGCTGATTGAGTTTCATGAATGGAGCAAGGACGGATATACAATCACTAATGAGCTATATAAGTCTGACAATCAGAATGTAGTAGGCTCAAGAGTGCCACTGTCAGAGCTTTATGAGGATTTAGAGGAAGTGGTAGAGCTAAATGGCTTGAGCCGTCCACTATTCACTTACCTCAAGACTCCAGGGATGAATAACAAAGATATTAACAGTCCGCTAGGCTTGTCTATCTTTGACAATGCAAAGACTACAATAGACTTTCTCAATACCACTTATGATGAGTTTATGTGGGAGGTCAAGATGGGTCAGCGTAGAGTGGCAGTCCCTACTCAGATGATTAAAGCAGAATACAATCAGGATGGGGATAATGTAGTAGTCAAGCGTGAATTTGAGGCTGGCCACAATGTCTATGAGCAGTTTGACTCAGGGGATATGGACAAGGGTATCGGTATCACAGACCTTACTACACCAATCCGCTCAGATGACTACATCAAAGCAATCAATAAAGGCCTAAGCCTATTTGAAATGCAGATTGGAGTCTCAGCTGGTATGTTTAGCTTTGATGGTAAGAGCATGAAAACAGCCACAGAGATTGTATCTGAGAATAGTGACACTTATCAGATGAGAAATAGCATTGTCTCACTGGTTGAGCAATCACTAAAAGAGCTCATCATCTCAATGCTAGAGCTTGCCAAGGCTTACAAACTATACTCAGGGAATATCCCTGAGATGGATAAAATCAGCGTCAATCTTGATGATGGTGTCTTTACTGACAGAAACGCTGAGCTTGACTATTGGATAAAAGTAGTCAATGCTGGCTTTGGTACGGATGTCATGGCTATTGAGAAAGTGCTCAACGTGACACCTCAGAAAGCCAAAAAAATTAAGGCTGAGATTGATGGCAATGTCATTGATCATGTAAATGATGAGCGTAGCCCTGAGGATGTCTTAGTCTATGGAGAGTAGCATGAAAAAACTACTTAGGTTTATTTTGCCGCCACTCAACCCAGCCAAGTTGTTTATTAAGTCCCCAAACAGGTTTTTGAGGTGGGTATGGTATGACTAAAAAGAAACCAATCAAGCTAAATGATGAGCAGTTAATGCTTGACGCAAGCAACGTGGCTGACATCTATCATCAGCTAACACTTGACTTATTTGACCAAGTAATAGACAGGCTCAAAGAGCGTGGCTCAGTTAGCTTGGAAGAAAATCCTTATTTGTGGCAACTTGAGAAAATGAATGAGATGGGGCTCCTTAATGAGGATAATGTCAGTCTTATTTCAGAGCGCTCAGGGATTGCTGAGGAGCAGCTCAGGTATGTTATTCAAAACGAGGGCTACAAGGTCTACAAGGATACTAAAGAGCAACTACTAGAGTCCATGGGTGGAGAGTTTAGTCATAACTCACTCATTCAGACCAATCTAGCTGCTTATGTCAACCAAACCATGGGAGAAATAGACAACCTCATCAATACCACTCTACCATTGAGTGTCAGAAAGGTATATCAGTCCATAGTACAGGAAAGTGTGGCCAAAGTGGTCACAGGGCTTACTACATCGGACAAGGCTATCTCTGACACAGTCATGAAATGGGCTGAAAAAGGCTTTTACGGATTTACTGATAGCCAAGGTAAAAGGTGGAAAGCTGACACATACGCTAGACAGGTCATCAAGTCCACGGCTTGGAGGGTCTATCGTGAGGTCAGAAAGGCTCCAGCTGATGAAATGGGTATAGATACCTTTTACTATCACAAAAAGGCCACAGCAAGAGAGATGTGCGCCCCTCTGCAACATCAGATAGTAACTACTGGAGTTGCTAGAACTGAGGCTGGAGAGCGTATCCTTGCTTTAGCTGATTATGGCTACGGTCATCCAGCAGGTTGTCAGGGTATAAATTGCACCCATGAGATGACACCATACATCCCAGGGGTCAATTACAAGCCCGATTTGCCCGATTATTTGAAAGACCTAACACCTGAGGAGGCTATAGCAAATGCAAACGTACAGGCTAAACAGAGAGCCCTAGAGAGGTCTATCAGAAAGTCTAAGGAGTTCCTTCATGTGGCTGAAAAGCTAGGAGATAGTGAACTGATAGATAAGTATAAGAGCAAGGTTAGGATGAAACAGGGAGCCATGAGGAGCTACCTGAGAAAACATCCTCATCTACATAGGGACTATGCTAGAGAGAAATACTATGATGACCCATTTACTCAAGCTAAGAAAGAGATTAAAGTCAGAAAAGAACTTGAAAAGCTGGAGAAACACAGAGCAGAACAAAAAGAAATGCGTGAGAAGTTTAAATCAGCTATTAAAAGTGGTATAATTAAGACAGAAATCAATAACGAGCATTTTGAGAACCACATCAGAGGCACCAATGGGTATGAGAAATATCTCCAAAAAAACTTAGAAAAAGGGGCACCTCCGCCAAGTTATCTGACAATCACTAAAGAAGAATGTCAGGCGCTGGTTGACAGGTATGCTGGCACAGGGCAATTCAAGTACGATCCACAATCAACCAAAATGCAGGAAATTATTTCACAAAATAAACCTATAGGGACATATATAGACCCTAGAACTGGCGAAATTATTGAAAATGCTACTGATTTCCGTATTCATTACAGTAAAACAGGGGCACATATTGTACCAACAATCAAAGGGAAAGGAGACCGTAAATGAGTAAACAACTTTGGAACTACCTACGCTCAAGAGTTCAGGTAGTAAACAGTGACGGCAAAATCATTAAAGGGCTTGTCACAGATTTTATTGACGAAAT